TGCAAATCTTCACAGGAAACATAGATGTTAACATAAACATCATCGTTTCCCGGGGATGTTAAATCCGTGAAAGGAACAATTCCTATATAACCATTGACGTATTCGAAAGAGCGTTGTGTAGGACTAAACGACCCGCCGTAATTGAAAATAGACAATCCGTTGGGCAACGTTTTCATCCAAGCTCTTGGAGCCGCCCATTCAACACAAAATTCGACGCTTTGCGTTTGTTGTATATCTATTATTTGAAAGTAATTTTTATTAAGCGACAAATTATTATTGATGATACCAGCCTGGCCTATATTTGGCTCATAGAAAAAAGCTAACTTCCCTCTATGGTAAGCCGAACAAGAAATCTCAACCCTGAATTTGATAACACCTCTCCAGTATCTGAAGGGGTGGGCAGCAAAAGACATGGCCGTAGGCTGATGGTAATACTCCCCCAAACTATCAGTGTAGTATGAATCCAATTGCGGGTGGACCCTGCACAAAAATAAAGGGTTAACCATCAGATCATCGGTGTTGGACCAGGTAAACTGGGTGAGATACGACTCAACCCCTGCTATCTTGCAAATAGTTAGCTCATCTTCATCAATACCCACGATGCGGGGATCAATAGTAATCTCTTGCTTAGGGTCTAAAACTACACGTTTGGATGTCTCAGAGCCAATCAATTGTGCTCCATTACAAAAAGGACGATTCTTGACAAATACGGGGTCACTAACCATAACTGGCCTCGACCAACCAAATATAGATGCAAAACCGGCTATCCCTTTAAATACATAAGTACTAGCTTTTGCAAAAGGTTCAATGAAGGGTACTTTCTGCAACGCAGTGCTTATTTCTGCGGCAGAGGTTGCCACACGTTCAACTGGTCCAGATTCTCGTTCGTCCTTAACAACCTCAGATTCTGTAGTGATTGCGACTTGTGTTGCCGTCGACGTACCTAACTGTACATCCTCCATCCACGCATAAATCTGGATTGATATATCAGAATCTGTGGGCGCAGCTGTGCTCACAGGATTAATTGAAAACAAGTATAAACGGCCCGCTTCTGCTAAGTCCTCATAAGAGGT